GTGTTTTAACTTCGTTTTGTACCTTTTCTGCAATTCTGCCGCCTGCGGAGTTGCTTTCAAATCTGCTCATCTGTACGTTATTTGTGAGAAGTTTGGAAACAAGGCGAGATTCAACGATTTCCGGATTGGAATTATCACAAATTACGTCGTGGATGTAGAAATCCTGTCCATATTTATACGCAATCGGCATAACGCAATAGTCCGAGCCTCTGTCTTTTGTATCTGTTACGCTTATAATTGCGTCCGGCTCTCCGTCCGGCAATTCAAAATATCGCCGCAATTCATCCTCGGAAACTAACAGACCGTCTCTTTCGATCGGCTGATTCATAAACAACGCTTTCCAAGAAGCGTCGTCCATCATTTCCCTCTGTTCGAGATATTTCCAAGTAGGAAATCCTGCATCTATTGGATAATCAAAATTGCTTTCGTCGTTTTCATTCAAAGCAGGAATTACAATAAATCTTGCCTTTTCATTGTCTCTGTTCTTTGCTTCCAGCCTGCCTATAACGTCGTGTACGCTCCATCTGGTGGCGATATGAAGCTCTACCCAATCGCCAATACCTCTTTGCCTTAAATCGTCTGTATAGCCTTGCCACAGCTTGTCAAGCTGCGTCTTATTCATCGCCTGCTCAATTCCTGAAACAAGGTCATCACAATACAGTAGATTTTCAGCACGTACTTTACCTGCGTTTTGCGATCCAATCGACGTAAATTCCAGAGTCATAAATCTTTTCGCGTCTGTTTTGCTTTCCCCGATGTCTATCATCATAGACTTTGCATTTGTTTGAATTACTCTTAACTTTGGAAAAACGTCATTCCACAAATATTCGCCTTGCGGGTCGAGAAGTCTTAAACACTCGCCATAGACACCCGATAAGAAATCGTTGTTATGCGATCCTGTCAATATAGGCTTTTGCGGGTCTTTTCCTGCAAGCCAAGTCAAGAAAAACAAAGCAAGTGTTGTTTTACCTGTTCCCGGCGGCAGCGAAACAGCTAATAGCCTTGTTTTACGCTCTGCTAGGTCCTGCATCGCGTCCGCCACTTGCTTTAGCTGCTTTCTCCGAGGAAGATAAAACTGCTTTTTCCATTCCCTGTTTTTTTCCGTGTAAATCATATAGCTGTCAAAGCAGATCGGAGCGTCAAACAAGTGCGTCTTATAATACAAGTCTACAGCGTCAGAATTTCCATCTTTGACAAGATTATTCGCAAAATGCCTGACTTCTTTATTCGTGATATGATCTTCCGTTGATACGCATAAATCAAATACGTCTTTTAACGCAGATATTTCTCCGCTATGCTCAGACAGTATTTTGTTTTTCAGTTTATCATAATCCATACTTGACTTTTCCATCAATATGTGTTAAACTTTACTCAAACCCCGGTTGTTTCCACACAACTTTGCTTACTGTCACACGTTTTTTTCATATTTGTATACCTCCAAAGACAAGTACCGTGTTATCTTATGGTAATGCGGTATTTGCCTTTTTTGTATTTTCGGAATTTTTTTATAACGCACTTGTTATGTTTTATATAAGACTTGTTATGTTCTTTGTTATTTTGTTATGCTTTTTCGTTATGTTGGCTTTTGGAGATTGGCTTTTTGGAATTTTGGAAATTCGAGGAACTAACTTGCTAAAAATGTAGTAAATACTATCCCCCGCGGGTGTGGCTTGGCAAGCACCTAGTCCGCACCATTCGAAAGTGATCCGGCGCGACCGGCCGAGAATTCCAAAAAAATATCCGAAAACTTGAAAAAACACTTGACATTATGCTAGCAGTATGCTATACTATCATTGTAAGGAAGGAAACAAACGGAGCCCGCCGCAAGGCTGAGAAAAGAAAGGAAAAAACAAGATGAATGCAATTAGAATCATTGAAGAAAAGATCGGGCACAAATGGGAAGAATGCCGCAAGATTGACGACGCCGCGCAGGTGCTGGAAAGTCTCGCGCAAGATCTGATCGCTAAAAAAATCAACGCGTGTACTTATATCCGCAGCATTCAACGCAAAAATAATTATGATGGTACGCAGACAATTATTGTTACTTATGATAATAATGTTCGATCTACATACATTATTTCCGAGCATTGAATAATAAACGCTTCTGGAGCCGTTGAGCGTATCAGCGGCACCCCATAATCACGGCTTGCCGTGCAGCCGAACAAAAGCGCGGCAAAGAAAGGGAATAGAAAGGAGTTTTTCACCATGACAAACAACGAGATCATCTACAGAGCCGCGATTGATGCCGGTATCTACACTGAGGAACAAGCCGCCGCGATCCTTTCCGCCGGGGAGGATCTCCCGTTGCACACGTTCCAAGAGTGGAAAACACGCGGCTACAGCGTGAAAAAGGGCGAAAAGGCCGTGCTTCACGTTGACATCTGGAAGTACACGACGCGCCCGGCCAAGGGCCTGCGGGAAGCGGCAGACGCCGCCGGGGAGGATCTTCCCGACGATCCGCATTATTATAAAAAGCTGTCGCACCTGTTCCACGTTTTGCAGGTCAGGCGCACCGACGAGGACGCGAACGAAACGCCGGCGCAGGACGACAACGTGCAGTTGTTCCTCGGATAACGCAAAACCCACAAAGCCGAAACGCGGCCCCGCGCCGCGTCCGCCGGTAACGGCCTCCCGGCGCTGATGATGAAAGGCTAGAAATGCAAAAACAAAATAACGGAGGTATACAAAATGTCATGTTTGATGCTGACCACGCAAGCACACGCCACAATCGCGAATTCTATGGAGCATATACTAAACTTGGGCTATAATCGGTTTGGCTTTGAAGCTCCCGAAAGCCTGCGCAACGCCCTTGAAAAATGCCGCGACAAATACGGTTTTTATTGCAGCGGCTACATTTTCAAACAGCTTTATACACTGAACACAAAAGCATACTGTGGCCGCTACCACACGCCCGAGTATATCCGCGTCCCCGATATGCCTGACGTGCCCGCCTTAATTGAAGATCGTAAGTATGAGAACCGCCACGAAACGCTTTTGCCGTGGCATTACAAATTCTGCAAACTTCTTGATTGCCTGATTTATCAATGCAGCGAGGACGCTACGAAAAACGACCCTCTTTTACTTTCCCTGATTGATTTTTCCCGCGTATACAAATCATTTCTTGTCCAGAATACCGAAGAATGGCAAAGCGCCCCGTGGGGAACGATCTAACCGCCGCCGGACACTTTCGCAAGGCCGCACCGGACAAAGCAACCTTGCCCCATTCCATCAACGACCAGCGAGCGGGCGACCATGACCGGAAGTTTGCCGCTAGTTTACATAATATTTTGTAACTAGGTGTTTTCCCTAGGATTTTCGCTATATCGGTTTACATAACAACATTATAAGACGGGTTATTTCTGCGTCTTTCTGCGTTAATCCGGCAGTTCCGCGTACTTTTCTGCGATGCTTTCGGCGCTTTCTGCCTCCAGCGGAGCCTTCGGCTGCACTACAATCTGTTGCTCATCGCGCATATCGTAGTAGTTCTTTGCGCGGAAAATCCACACGGGTATAGGCTGTTCGCCGCTGACGGCTTGTCCGGCATCAAAGGCGGCGAGAGTGTCGAAGGCTTGTTTAATGATGACCGCACGTTCTGCGTCGCATTTCAACCCGTGCCGCCAGTCGTTAATAGTCTGTCTCGCATATCCAGTAGCGAGGCACATACTCTCAACTGTTGGACGTTCTCCCTCATTGATGCAGGTTTGGAAGTATTCCGCAATACGCGCCTGTATGCCTTCCGTAGTAGCGGGGCGGTCTTGTCCTGCCTTATACCACCGTACGACCTGTTTTAGCGTCTTGGCGATTGATTCCCCGTTCTGCGTATCTGGGTCGATGGCGTTTGGAAAGTTATACTTACCGCCGCGCCCGGTCTTTTTAATCTCATTTGGCATTTTATCACCTTCTGCTAAAAATTCCTATAAAATACTTGACTTTATGCAGGCATTATGTTATATTATATATGTAAATCAAAGCCGCGCAGAGCTTTATACAATCTGCGTTCCGGCTCTGCCGGGGAAAGGAGCTTTTATGACCTAT